ATACGAGCATCTTCTACAATGTTTACGATTGATGCAGATATCTCATTATTAATCCACCACTCAACATCAGGTGTATAAAGTGCGTGTCCAACTTCGTGACATACTAATGTGTCATAAACTTCTTCTCCTGCCTTTTCCCAAGTAGGTAGTGTAAGTACACGAGTCTGTACGTTGAATGATGCAGTATCAACTGATCTATGTTCTACAATTAAATCTTCTGTGGCAAGTAATCTGGCAAGTTGTCCTTTAACGTCGTGTTTGATTTGCATGGTGGTTTTTTATCTGATATATCCAGTATACAACGAAACCCCACCGTTGGCAGGGTTAAGTAGACGCTTTATCAACTGTCTACGCCTTTCTCTTGCACTTCGTAGTGCTTGAGGTTTAAGTTTTCGTTTCTTCTCCTTCTTGGAGTGATGTTGCCAATTTGGTACTTTCATTTGTATTTACTGGTGTATACTCATAACCATACTTATTTAAGTATTCTTCAAACAGTTCATCAGGAACTAAACCTTCCCAATACTCTTTTTCAGTATACTCTCTCATACTATTCTACTAAATCCTTTTACTTTGTCAAATTTAATCACACTATTGAACTTATCATATAACTCTGTCTTATGAGATATAACAAATACATTAGCATCTTTGATTACAAAACGTATAATTTTTAAAAACTCATCAGTTCCAAAACCATCAAGAGAACTATCAAAGATCTCATCCATAATCAAAAGGTTTGTATTCACTGAGTTCTTGACTCTTGCAACTTCTCTCCAAGTGAATAAAAGTGCTAAGTCAATACGCATCTTCTCACCTTCACTAAATGAAGAATATGAGAAATCTTCATGTATTGGTGATCTTACAGTTTCAACAAACTCTTCATTCAATGTAAAGTTGATATAGAAATCCATCAACTGTAAATATCTATTTACTTGTTGATTAATAAATGGTAAATATTTTTTAATTATTTTAGTCTTAACACCATCATCTTTTAATAAAGAATATGCAAAGTCGTGATATACAACCTCCTCTCTTCTCTTTGATGATTCTTCTAATGTTGTTTCGAGACTCTTATTAAACTCAACTAATTTTTCATTTTCAGTACTTCTATTTGCAAGTTGTTCGGTAAATCTTTGAACTTCTGATTCCAGATCTCTGATCTGTCGTTGATATCCAGAAATCTGAGTATTGTTTTTAGAAATGCCATTGTTGAGTTTAGTAATCTCCTTTGATAATTGATTGAATTGACGTTCTCGGTTTTGCTCTTCTTTGATGGTCTTTTCAAGGTCATCATAACCTTTTTTAAGTTCCTTCGCTTTAGTTTGAACGTCATTAATTCTATTTAAACGAAATGATTCTTCTATGTTTTGGGTACATGTAGGGCATGTTACATTTTCACTGAAGAACTTATGTTCTTTAGTAAGGGTTGCTACTTTATTAGATAATTTACCTTTGAATGTGTTAAGTTTCAGTAACTTTTCTCCTGCACCAGCCAACTTTTCTTGATCTTCTAAAAGACCAGTTACTTCTAAATCTAACTCTTCATTTTTTGTAGTAAGGACACAGATCTCATTACCTAATTTATCCCTTTTCTTTGAATTTTCCGCAATATTAGTCTTTCCCTGCTCCTCCAACTCTTTAATAAAGTTCTCTTGCATGGATATTTTATCTTTTATATTGTCTCTTTTTAGGTCTAATGACCTTATCTTTTCTTTTTCTGTGCGAATCTTTTCTTTAATGAGACTATTCATAGCAGAGAATATACGAATATCTAAAAGATCCTCAATCACATCTCTACGATTACTTGTAGATAGTTGCATAAAAGGAACAAAACTACTACTACCGAGTATAACAATTTGTGTAAATGACTTATAGTTTACTTTCAGTATACTTTCTTCTAATATCTTTTGGTTTGCTCTATCATCTGCCTCTTTATGTAATAGAGTCCCATTAACTTCAATATCAAACTTATTTGGTTTTATACTTCTTCTAACAAGATAATCTTTATTATTTACATTAAATTCTACCTCAACACAACAATCTTTTTCATTTGTTGCATTTATAAGTTGAGACTTGTAAATCTTACGAAATGGTTTATTGAACAAAGCAAAGGTTAATGCATCCAACATTGTAGATTTACCAGAACCATTTGTTCCTACAACTAGGTTAGTAGTATGTCCTAGAAAATCTATTTCACTCCAATGGTCTCCTGTTGACAGGAAATTTTTCCATCTAATCTTTTGAAATGTTATCATTCTTTGGGGGTATTACGAAATCGTTGGGTGTAATCACAGTATATTTGTAATTATACATCCTACAGGTCTTTATGGCAAGCTCATCGTCAACTTCTATTACAGCCATTTCTTTTTTATATTGATCATCATCTTCTAACATCATTGCATATCTATCAGCATCATCTTCCTCTTCAAAAAGAAACAGTACTTTATCTCCATGTTTATCCTGTACAGCATAGGCACCGTCTTCTTTTCTAGTTTTTAATGTAAGTAGATACATTATTCTACCTCGCAAGCTTGTCTATAGAGATCCTTAAAAATGTTTTTGATAATATTTTTGTCGTATTCAAAGTCACTGTCATCAATATATCTATTTAGAATTGAAAGTGTGTTCTCATCTTCATCAATATCAAACTCATCTCCAACCTGTATATCAAAGTTTTCAATGATTTTAAGGTCTTCGACACCTGCACTATACAACTTGTCAATAAACCTTTCAAACTCTTTTGGATTTGATTTCTTACGAACAATAACCTTAACTATCTTACTCTTATATGGAGTCGCATCAAACAATTGATATGGAGTGTCCTCATAGTAAACGTTATGAAATAACTGATAAGGATTATTCACAGGAGTATGAATACAAGTTTCAGTATCAAAGAAATGAAAACCTCTAGTATCATTTACATCATTCCAAAACATCTCATATGGATTACCAAGATAATGTATCTTTCCATTTGTAGACCTAGTATGAAAATGACCTGAGTATACTGCATCAAATTTATCAAAGACACTCGTATCCATACCAGTTTCCATCATGTGACCACGAGTTGCCTTAAATCCATTGATTTCTAAATGACCCATTGCTACTTTACTGGTGGACTCATCTATCATCTTTTTACTCTCATCATAATTTTCAACATTAATCCAAGGTAAAAGTAGTATCTGCAATCCATCTAATACAATCTCCTCTGCCTTTGAGTAGGTTGTGATGTTAGGATAATCCTTCAATAATAACTCAGGTGAGTTAATTTCATTCGTATTCTTATAGTAACAATCATGGTTTCCTGTGATTGCGTGAACCTTATACTTCTTCATCGGTTCAAATATAACTCTCTTTGACCACTCTAAACTATAGTAGTCAATTGATTTACGACTATCAAATATATCACCCATATGAATGATAGTATCAATATTATTCTTTTCTAACTCAGGAAAAAATATATCTTTATAAAATTTTTCAAAATACTCATGAAGATGTTTAGATCCCTTACGAGCACCGTAATGAGTATCTGTAATAATTGCTATTTTCATCTATTGGAAGACTTATATACGATATTATCTTTAATTGTATTGTAATCAGAACTACTACCTGACATTGCATTGTCATCTACGTTCATTACTTCATCAAAACCACTTCTCTCAATGATTTTTGTTTTAATGTCTAATTGTTTTTTCTCTTTTTGTATACGTCTGAGAAAGGCATAATGTATAATCTGTGTAAAATATGCAAATGGGTTGCGAGACTTCTCAGGGTCAAAGTTGTGAATATATTGAACACAATTTTCAATCCCGTCCGATATCATATCGTCACGGAACATGTAATTCACAAAGTTTGGTTTATATGATAGATGCGTAGCAATCTTCAAAAAACACTCCCCAAGATAGTTTGTAATTCTAGGTTTAGGTAAATCATTCTCTTTTGCATGAGCAACCTTCTCTCGATAGACAATCAGTGCTTGTAATAGCTCCTTGTTGTTTACATAGTGTTCAGACTTCTTTCTAGGCATAAGCTTTATCCGTCTTAACTAACATTTATTATAACATATTTTCAACACTTGACAAGTCCTGTATTTCTGTGTACAATAACTCTGTAAGGGTTCAAGGGTTGTTAGGCTTATCTATATTATTCTTAAAGATATTCTCAAGACTCTTGCGAGCATCTTCAACACTTGAGACATATCCCATTTTTCCATCAGGTTTTACTTCACCACCAGAGGGTAAAAGTTTAGTCATATCATCCTCTTCATTTTCTTCTTCAACATATCTTTCATATATTTTAATTACTTTTTGATCTTTAATTTCACTCATTGTAATAATTTTATCAGTTCTGAATACAAACATATCATCATCTGCTAACTCCATCCAAGGTTTAATCTTTACATACATTCCATTGTTAATCATTTTCATAGTTACAGGAGTATGAGCGATAATAATCGGTTCTTCACCAGTTTCGTCAACGCAAACCGATGCGAGGATTTCTTCTCCAGAAACCAATTTAATAACAGCTACAAATTCTTCTCCCATCAGTTTTTTAAAGGTATGTTTACAATATCATAATTAAAATTTTCTTGATTGTAGATTTTAATTCTCTCAATCAAATGATTAAGTGTGTAGTTCTTTCTTTTATTATAACTTATATCGTCAGCAATGTCATATAATGTTGCTTTCAGTTTACGATCACCCTTCCTTAAAACTCTCCCAATAGACTGAAGATTCCGAATTCTCGATTTAGAAGGACTAGCAAATATAACGTTGTGTAAGTTTTTAATGTTAATTCCTGTGGAGAAAGTTCCATATGATGCAACTATTATAGCATTATTTTCACGTTCGGTGATTGCCCGAATGTTCTCTCTATCCTCAGTTTCAACACCACCATGAACAAAGAAGACTTGACGATTTTCAGTCTTACTTTTATTTATCAGATCAAATAATGGTTGACCGTGTGCCTCAACACGACTATACAATATCAAAGTATTACCACTTAGATACAGAGCG